TGGATGAAATACGCCACAAGCGCCATCCCAAGGGGTTGTTCTGTCTTCAAACTTCATGCCTAAAAGATCGAGTCCTTTGATGTAGGACTCTTCCCAGTCATGACGACTTTCTTTATCCGCATTGTACAAGCCCACCAACTCACTACCTAGTGTAGTCAAGTCAGCATCTTCCATGTACTCGGCCAAATTTGCCCCGTGATCCATAGGAAGCTCAGCATCAAAATCAATGCTCATCTCCATACCATCAGTAGAAATATTAACCTCATCTGGGTTAACAATCTCGATTTCAATTTCATCAGGGCTAACGGGAATAGCACCGTTAGTGTAAAGAGCTTTTTCTACAGCCACATTAAACCTGCTTTGAAAATCTATGCTTGCGTGATCTGGGAACCCAATCGCCTTCCATCTCAGAATACTTAATGCCTTTGACTTTCCTTATCTTTCCGTCTGGAAAAACAAAATCTGTCTTTTGATCTGTAAGGCCGTGATATTCAAAGTTAGAAGCTTTATAAATTGAGCCTGTATGATTATATGCAGTATCTGCATAAGTTATAATTAGTCTAACAGGGTAATACTTTTTTAATTCTTTGATGCCTTGACCAATCAGCCTAGAACAAGAGTTCTTTGGGCTTCCTGCCTTAAAAGCCAATCTTGTAATCTCTACAACACCGTGTTGATCGTTCTTGTCGTACAATCCATTTATAGTGTGTGCGTTTGGAATGCCAAAGGTAATAGCACCCCAGACCTCTCCTTCGTAAATAGCACCAAAACTATAAAGCGCTAAAAAATCTTTTTTACCTAAATAATGATATTTGGAGTAAACAGAGGCTGCGACACCTTTAGGTATCTTAACAATACTAAATTGCTTAGGCGAAAGAGGATAAACATTATCTGCTTCTCCCCATAGATCATCTTGAATTTCTTCAAACATCAGATTAAGTGTTTTCTCTGAATTGACCGCCTTTGGTGGCAGCTCCCATTCCACGCGCATTTACTGTTCTTACAGTGGGTGCGCCCATATTAAGCCTAACTGCTGTAGTTGCAGTCTTTCCGCCCTTATTCATTTTTTTGCGCCCTTTGTCCATTGTGCCAACAGCAGCAAACTTACGACGACCTGAAGCCTTCTCCATGCCCTCACTTTCTTTCCTGCGACTAGCCATAGTCTGACCACCTTTCTTCATCATCTTGCCAGTCAGAACATTCTCTCCCATAGCCATACGCTTATGCTGAGGTATCTTGCTGGACATGGCAGGATTAGCCTTGCGATTACGCATTCCCATAGATTCGTCAAGGCGATCATTATAGCCCTGCTTCATCGTTTTACCGCCTTTATTCATTCCCATACCAACAGCCTTGCGGCGCAAACGGCCCATTTCATCACGAGCATCACGCTCTCTGGCTGTTACCCTGCGTGTCTCAGCAGTCTTATCTCTTCGCTCAGCGGCATCTCTGGGCGTTCTTGACCTAACTCTACGCAGTTCATCAGCAGCATTATCTTGCCTACTAATGACTCTAGCCTCTTCATCACGAAGATTTCTTTTTTTTGCCCCACCACCGCCACGCATTGCTTTTACAGGCGCTTTTTTCTTGGCCATGCCACCACCACGCATTGCGGTTTTTTTCATCATGCCACCACCACGCATGGCAGTTTTCTTTTTAGCCATACCGCCGCCGCGCATACCGCTCTTCTTAACTGGCCCTGCTTTCTTTCCCATTGCCATGATCTAATCTCCTGTAATATTCTTTACGGATTTCATACATTTTAGACACATCGTTAGTTTTAAAGTAATGATCATAATAACCTTTATCAACCAACTTATTAGAAGCTTCTTGCAATTTAGAAAGCCTTTGAACGAATATGATTGCATATTCTATATCTGTAACGCCTTCAAAAGTGCCGTCATCAATAAGTTCGTTAGCATCGTCGTATGGATGAAAACCCATTATCCATAAGTCTTTGTCTTTAAAAGCATTTTTAGAAATATTCTCGTTAATAAAATCTACATTGTCGTAGAAGTCTTGCGCTTCTTCTAAGAACGCTGTGTCAATCAAGATAACTAAGTCTACTGCGTCATCCCAGTCTTTTAAGTAATCATAGATAATATCGTTACTGTAAAAATCTGTTTTAAAAGCAAACTTAACTTTATCGTCATCCCATGCCTTTTTCGCATAAGGACAAGCAGGAATGTTATTAAAATCAGCATTAGGCGATTCAAGCTGATGTTTTGACCAAGACCTTATCTCAGTCTTCACTTCTTCTTTTTGAGAATCTGAAAGAATCAATAGTAGTCTGCCGTTCTTTTGTATGTGGGCTCATCCTCTTCGTCTGAGTACAGCTTGAGGAACCCGCCCTGCCTAAACCTTAAAAGTGCCTGAGTCGATGAGTCTACTAAATCATCATGCTCTTCAGCGGGGAAAGCAGCAAATTCACTAACCACTTCTTCGGCAAATCTTGTTTCTGGGCACCACACTATCCCTGATGCGAACAAGTCAGCAATAGCGTTTACTCTTGCTATCTTGTCATTACCACGAGTCGGGGTGTATTCCGATACAGGGATGCCCATCGCCCTAAGCTCAAATATTAAAGGCGTTCCAGCTGCTTTGGCTTCCACTACAAAAGCATCTGGCTTCATTTCCATATACATGTCATAAGCGACTTTCTTTAGCTCAGGAAACTCAAGCCGCTCTTTATATGCATCTAGCAGGATAATATTAGGTCTTGTTCTGCCTTCATCGTCAGGGGCATAAAAAACACCCCATGTGGTGCAGGCTGAGTAATCCGCCCTTTCAGTCTTGAGGAATGCCGTATCCCATGACTGGATAACAAAGTCACATTGAGGGGGATGATCTTCTTCCCACACTCTCCACCATTCCTTCTTAACCAGCGCCCCTTCCTGTGCGGTAGGGGTCTGCTGATATTGAGCATTCCATTTAGGGGCTGGCAGTTCGCTGCGTAAAGCCTCTAATTCATTAATACTCCAAAATTCAGGCCATAACGGTTTGCCTGACGGCATCAGCGCAGGGAACTCAATTAATTCCCAGTCATCTACACCTTCGCGCTGAGAAGATGCCTTAATAATCTTTCCAGTAAGGTCGCGCATATGCCATCGTGTCATAACGATAACAATAGCACCTCCCGGCTGTAGTCGTTGGCGAGGGCCAGATGTGTACCATTCGTAAGTCTTGTCGAAAACAGAGGGGTCAATGCTCTGTCCTTCCTGCTCACTATGAGGGTCATCAATGATGAGCAGATCAGCGCCCTTACCTGTTACCGCACCACCAACACCGATAGCAAAATATTCACCACCTTTGTTGGTACTCCATCTCCCCGCTGCTTTGGAGTCGGCCCTCAATGCCAACTTGGGGAAAACTTTTTTAAAATCGCCGTCATCGACGAGATTACGAACCTTTCTGCCGAATCCTACTGACAACTCGGCAGTATGCGCGGTCTGTATTATCTTTTTCTCTGGGTACTGACCCAGAAACCACGCAGGCAGTAAGTAAGAAGCAAACTCTGATTTGGTATGTCTAGGCGGCATATTAACTATTAACCGCTTCAGGTCACCTTTGGCTATACGTTCAAACGCATCGGCCATAATCTTATGATGCCTACCCTCAATGAATGCAGGCCACATATACTTAACAAAGGCCATGAACCCATCCCGCGCCGCCTCTTTCTTTTTCGCTTCATCTAGCGATGTCAGCAAATCCAAAATTTCTTTTTTCTTTTCAGGCGATAACTGATCTACAGTCGAAAGCATTGAAGGGTCTATCTTCAAAGAAACCTATCCCTACGTTATATATACGTTACGTGATATTAACGTTCGTTTAATTACTGCTGTTACAGAATCCCATCAAGGGATTCTCGGTATATGACAATCGGTCATATAACGTAGACGTAATAATAATAAGTATATCAGATTCTACCCATTGACACGGACATGTCAAGTGTTACAAGAGACTTTTTGACAAAATTATCTACCCCTACATTTCTCAAAATTTTGCAGAAAATTTTTTCCCGAAATACGTTAGGCAATATCTGTATAAAAAAGGCTGAGACAGATTACGTGTGACTAGTGAGAAATAACATTAGTCTGTAAAAGTCGTAAATTGTTTGAGCGTTTTACTATGTATATACACCAGTACCAGCTCAGCCACAGGGGGGGTAGCTATCAAAGTTAGCACGTTAACTATTTTACTGGAACGATCAGTATTCAACTGATTATTGAACGTACATTCAATGAGTGACATCTGACTCATCGATATCTGACTCGTCGACAACTGGCAAGGATAGCTCAGACAACTTACGTTTAAGATCGTTCTCTATGTCGTTACTGGAACGCTCGGTCACATCTTCGATGCGTGTAGTGTACATACCTGAGACCTTTGCGAGGATTGACAACGACTGAACCTGAGTCGATTCTAAATCGATTGTTCCAGATATGTGATCGCGTAGAGTACGTGTGACGAGTTCTTGGCTGGATACACTCCGAGCCATATTAAGGTCACTCTTTCGCTTAATAATCGCGTTAACCGTACTCGCTATATACTCCAGCTTCATCAGCTTAGAAGCGCTGTTTCTGACCGTCTGACTAGAACCGTTACTGTCGTATGCTTCTCTATATGCATCGGCTTGAGTTTTACCGCTCGCGACCAGCTCGCAAAATCTGCGTTGTTTAGCAGTGAGTTTATCAGTCATCTTTTATAGCTCCGTTTTATTCGATAGCTGAGATCATACATGCATACTATTGACAAGTCACCACTAGACGCACGCAGAGACGATCTGAGCGACTTTATCACTGGCCCTAGTGCTAGTATCAAAAACAAATTACTTTGCGACATGTGACATTCTGAGCAATGCGTTACTTCAA